CAAGCCGCAGCCCTTCCATTGGACCAAGGACCCGAACGCCATCATCGCCGCCGTCAAACGCGGGCACCAAGCGTTGGATTCTCTCCACTAGCACTGTGTCGCGCGGCTTGCTGCTGTTGCGGATGGCACGCTCCACCAGCGCCACCGGCTTCATGGTCGGGTGCAGATCGTTGCGTGCCGGCTTGTCGAAGTGCCAGACATTCCCCTGATTGCGCGCACCGCACCAATAGTGCTGGCTGCCGGCCTTCCAGCCGTACAGCATCGCTTCGAACTGCTGGTGGTAGTCGGCGCGGCCAAGGCTGAAGGTGTTTTTGGCCCAGATGATCGTGCTGGACCATTTGCCGCCCGCCTCCTGCCACACGCGATGCAGCGTCGGCCATTCTGAGGAGGACATGCAGACGTAGCAGGCGCCCTTGGTGACCGAGAGCAGATTGGCCAGCGCGGGGCGCAGAAAGTCAGCGAAGCCGCCGCCGAGCGCGTCGTTGGCGATGGTCATCTTGGCGGCGGTGCCGCCCTCGTAGGCCACATTATACGGCGGATCGCACCACCCCATATCGGCAAGCGAACGATCGCCCAGCGCACGCTGCACGTCCTCGGGTTTCGTTGCATCGCCGCAGAGGATGCGGTGATCGCCACAGCGCCAGAGATCACCGGTGCGCGAAACGGGGATTGTGGGCGGCGGCGGGGCGTCATCGGCATCTTCGCCAAGACCGGCATCGGCAGCTGCCAGCAGCCGGTCGAGCTCCATGCCGGAGAAGCCGAGCACGTCCAGGTCGACCACCGCCTCATCGCGGATGCGGGCGATTTCCGCTGCAAGCAGCGCCTCGTCCCAGCCGGAGTTCAGGGCGATCTGGTTGTCGGCCAGGCGCAGCGCACGCGCCTGCGCTGGGGAGAGATGGCCGAGCCGCAGCACCGGGACTATGGCCAGCCCCAGCTGCTTCGCCGCCATGACGCGGCCATGGCCGGCGATCAGCACGCCGTCGGCATCGACCAGCACCGGGTTTACGAAGCCGAATTCGGCGATGGACGCCGCGATCTGCGTCACCTGCGTCGGGGAATGGGTGCGCGCGTTCTCGGCGTACGGCACGAGGGATGCGACCGGCAGTGCTGAGACGACAAGGTCAGGCTGCATTGGCGGTGACCTCCATCCGCGCTGCGGCCACGGCGTCGTAGTCCCGTCCATCATCGGCCAGCGTCACCGGCAGGTCAGGATGCAGCATGCGCCAGCGGGCGATCGCCAGGTCGACATAGGCTGGCGCGAGCTCGATAGCGCGCACCCGCTCGGTCTCGATGCCGCGGCCCTTGTGGCGGGTCAGGCGCAGCACGTTGTCGGGGATCCGGAAGTCCTGCACCGGCAGCCCGGCGTGCTGGTATTCCGAGATGGTTCCATCGGCTGCACGCAACCCGCTGCCCTTGTTCGGCGTGCCGGCCCATTTGCAGGGGATGATCTTGTTGGCCTGGCGGGATTGGCGATTGAAGTGGAACACGAACTCGAAGGCCGGTGCGAGCCGGCCGTTCCAGTCGCCGGGCAGCCCAGGCCCTTGGTCCCAGGTGTAGAGGCCGAACCGGCGCCAGCCCTGGCCGCGCATCCAGTCCAGCCAGCCCGACCAATAGGTCTGCCATTCATTGTCGCGGTGGATCAGGCCGAGATTCACCAGCACCTGGCCGTCCTGCCGCATGGCGGCGTCGAGATGCTGGAACACGCCCAGCATCAGCGCATCCCAATCCGAGACGCCGCCGGTGGTGTAGGCGCGCTGGTTTCCATAGGGCGGGGAGGTGAACAGCAACGCCGCACGATCATCGCCCATCACGCGCGCCACGGTGGCGGCGTCGGTGCTGTCGCCGCACAGGAGCCGATGTTCGCCCAGCAGCCAGAGGTCGCCGGGGCGGGTGACCGCCTGGCGCGGCGGTTCCGGTTCCGCGTCCGCGGGGTCAGGCGCCGCAGCCTGATCGCTCGGAGCGCCAGCATGATCGGTCGCTGCCGCGCCGTCCGTCGCGACGGCAGATTGATCGGAAAACTCGGCCACGGCCTCCTGGGCCATAGCGAGGATGTCGGCGATCTCGGCAGGCCCGAACCCGGTGAGTTCCAGCTCGACGGCGTGGTCGATCCGCAGCCCCGCAAGCGCATCGCGCAGCAGCGCCTGGTCCCAGGTGGCGTTCTCCGCGATGCGGTTGTCGGCGAGCCGCAGCGCCTCCTTCTGCGCCGCGGACAAATGCCGCAGCACGATCACCGGCACCTTGGCCATGCCGAGCGCCGACGCGGCCTCCAGCCGCCCGTGACCAGCGATCAGCACGCCGGCCTCGTCCACCAGCAGAGGGTTGGTGAAGCCGAAGGCCAGGATGCTGGACTTGATCTGCTCCAGCTGCGCGGCGCTGTGCACGCGGGCGTTGCCAGCATGCGGGCGTAGCTCCGCCACAAGACGCAGCAGGATCTTCGCTGCCATCCAGGGGAGCGTCATGGGTTCATCCAATCCGTGTGTGGGGTGCGAACCTTGCGGCCCGCGGGGTGCATCACGCCGGCGGATCAAGCCGGCGGATCAAGCCGATTGGCGACGTCCAGCAGCAGCGCGTTCATCTGTTCCTGCAGGATGGTCTGCACCAGATGGGGATCGCGGCCGATCTCGGCGGCAATCAGACCCGAAACACGGGCCGGCCAATTCAGCACCGCGTCGCGCATGCCGGCGGCCGCTTCATCGATGCGCTGGTTGGCGGTGGCGATGTCCATCAGGCGCCCCTTGTCGCGGTCCAGCGCCAGGCGCTGCGCCTCGACGCTGAGGGCGAGCCGGGCGATGGTCAGCCGGCCCAGCGCGGTCGTCTCGGCCGGGGCAGCCAGCGGCGATCGGCCCGGCGCAGTCGCTTCCTCCAACTGGCGGCGGGTGGCATCGACGTCCCAGGCCCCATCGGACTCACGCGCAATGCGCCCTGAACGCTCGGCTCTCTGGATGGCAGTGTGGGAGACGCCAAGCCTGCGGGCCAGTTCGCGGCCAGAGTTGGTTCGTTCCGTCATGGATTCCTCCACCGGCCGATCGGTCGGGTTGGCACGGTGGCACGGGTGGCAACCTGTTTTTAGGTCTGGCGCTAGCGACCTTGCGCGCTTCCGCCCCCCGCATACAGCGGGGCAGGAAGGACCCTGCGGCTCGAAAGCCACAGTGACTGATCAGCTGGCGAGTGGCTCTTCAGCCGCGGCGCTCTCGCACCTTCTCTACGTGTCTTGCTTTTAGCCTGATCGATTTCAGAGCCGCTACGGGGTGTATTGTAACAGCGGGATCGAGGCGGCGCGGACCGCCCCGATCGTGCCGTTTCAAGCCGCCATGCGTGGTCGCGGCATCAGGCCGTAGTGCATCGCCAGCACAGCCAGCGCCGCCGTGAACATGCCCTGCGCCTGGGCCGGCGCGATCGGCCGCCCCTGCCAGCCCTGCTGCGACCCCCATTCGCGGATGGAGCATTCCAGCCCGAGCACATGCCAGACGGCAGACCCTCCCGGGCTGTGCAGACCACCCAGGGCATCCATCGCGGAGAGCACCCGCTGCCGTGCCGAGACTTGGCGCTCGGTCATGGTGTCGCCCGATGCTGCCGGGATGCGGAGCAGCTGCGTGGTGCGCATGCCATCCAGCGCTGCCGCACGAAATTGGGTGCGGAACATCGCCCCGGCCTCGTGCATCTCCGAGGTGATAGTGCCGTTGCTGAGCATGGCGGCGATGGAGTCCACCGCGCGGCGGTGCTGCACGGGCGTTCCGGTGTCGGGATCCGCGTCGCGAACGGGCTCGCTGAACCCGCCGTGCTGGAGACGCCAGCGCGTGGGCTTGGACAGTTCTTCGAGAGTCGGGACGTGGCGCTTGCTGCGCTTGGCCATGATATTCATCTCCTTTTAGGCGTTCTGGGCAGTGGTGGCGCGCATGCGTATCTCGTGGCGCTTACGGCGTTCCAGATCCTCGCGCTCGTCGATGCGGGATTCGCCAGTCATGCGATTGATGTGCAGGCCCTCGCCGTGCCGTGCGAATGCGATGAGCGCATTGGTGAGGCGATCGAGACATTCATTCTGCCGAATGGTCGCCCGCGTCAGCAGAAACGGATCGATGTAGCTTGCATTGAACGGCAGCCAGTCAGCTGGATCGGGGATCCAGATTTCGGCGTGCGTGAACTCCACCGCCATCATGTCGACGAAGTAGCCACCGCCTGGCGTGCGCCGCACGGCGACCTCGGCCTCCGTCCAGGTGGGACTCTCGACGGCAGTGCGCGCGACACGTTCGCCAAGGACGCGCTCCAGGGCCTTGTCCCAATCCTCCATCTTGCTCGCCGCAGCGCGGACGGACTTCATCCAGGGGGGCTCCGGCTCGGCGGTGAAGGTGCCGGCGCGGAACACCGTGATGCGCTCCCCGGTCATGCCGGCCTCCCTCGTCCAATGGTCTGGTGCTGATTTCGAAGGGCGGGCTTCCAACGCGGGTGCGTGTCGAACTCCGATGTGCCCGTGATGGGGTCGACGTGGTCGCCCTCGCCGTGGCGCGCCCTCGCGATGAGCACGTCGCCGACGCGCTGCTGGCTGTGAGCAAGCGTGATGGCCGCGTGGCCCTGCAAAAAGGGCAGCACCATCGTGACGTAAAAGACCAGCCAGTCGCGCCGGTCCGGGACCAGGACGGCGGCGACATGCTGGTAGCGACACTCGAACTCGGCGTAGTGCCCGCCCTTGGGCAACGCCCACCAAGCGACCGACGCTTCGGGTATGGTCCCGCCGTGGAGAGCGACCCGGTTGCCCTCGCAGTCGAGTTCTGCGGAGACTGCCTCGGCCCAGTCGCGGTCGAATGGCCGCGCGTACTCCCGCGCCATGACATGCCACGACGGTTCGGGTTCCTCGGTGAATGCACCGGCACGATAGACGGTGATGGTGTTGTCCTGATCCATAAAACTCTCCGAGCTTGAGTTGCGGCACTGCGGATGCGGTGCCGGTCATGCCGCGGCCGGGTTGGGCTGCGCGGCTTCCATGCGGTGGGACAGCGCCGCGAGGCGGGCGCGCTCATGCGTGATGCGCTGCGCGAGGGCAGCGTCGAGCCGGGCGCTGAGCGCGGTGAGGCGCGCGCGGGCATCGGCCATGGGGGGTGTTGCGGGCTGAGGGGGCGTGCCGCCGATCATCTCGAAATGGGCGAGCGGCCCAAGCTTCGCTTCCAACCAGGCGCGCGGATCGGGGATCAGCACGAAGTCGAACCGCGCCGTCCGATCCTTCTGCCCCGGCCCGGCCGGGCGGTAGGCGACAACCGAGGAGGAGTGTGACGTTCTGCTATTAGAGAGATCCCTATAATAGCAGGATGTCACACTCCTCGCCCTCTGCTGGCGGGCGGCGTCGTGGCTCTGCCACAGGTCGGGAAACGCCCGCGCCATGTCGGCGGCGTTTTCCAACACCACGCCAGACGCCGCCATCATGTCCTGCCGGCTGGGGCAAACGTCATCCCAGTCCAGAACCTCGTGCACCGCGACCGGCAGCACGACGTCGGTGAGCAGATCGACCTCCAGCGGTGTCGCCGCCGTGCGGTTCACGCCACGACCGCGCCCGATGGCCTGGATCAGCTCGCCCTCGCAGATCGTCCAGCGGATGGCCTCGACGGTCGGATCGACATGCGTCTCGCCCGACAGCGCATGCACGCCGCCATCCGCCAGCGCGATGTGCCGCTCCTCCTGGTTGTACCACCAGGTCACGTCACCCCGGCTGGCGAGCGGGGGGCAGTTGGTCACCGCGGCGGCCAGCGCCTCCACCGTCACCGGCGCCGGCAACGTGCGGCCGAGCACCATCAGCCCGGCGACGCTGCCCCAGCGATCGATGCCGCTGAGCGCGTTGAAATGCACCGCCTGGACGTTGCGTGGCAGTCCCGCCGCCCGCAGCGCATCCACCGCAGCCTTCTGGGCGATGATCAGCAGGTCGGGCGGTGACGCGCTGCAACCGCGCAGGCTGGCCGCCCGCAGGGCAATCAGCGCCGACACTTGGCGCCGATGGTTCTCGGCGGCACTGCGATCGCGGGGCTTGGCATCCTCGCCCGGTGTCAGGGCCTTGGCGCTCACTGGCGCGCGGAGGATCTGGCGCACGCGCACATGCGGCTCCGTCGCCATCAGTGGCTCGCCGATGGTGACTTCGGGGATGAAGGGTGTGACGAGTTCGGGGCGCAGCGTGGCGTCGAGATGCAGGATCGGCCCCTGGGCGCCCCAACCATTGCGGAGATCGGCACGCCAGGCGAGGCGCAGGCAGCGGACCGTACCATTCTCCGACATGGTATCGACCAGCGCTGCGCCGGCCACGTCATGGTCATTCTCCAACGCCTCGGCCATCAGCAGCCACATGGCCGCAGCGCGGTTGGGTGGCGCCCAGGGCTCGCCCTCTTTCGGGAGGACGGCAGCGATGCGGCGGCGCCGCTCACCGGGGTCCATGCCGGGAGTGAGGCCCGGGTTGCGCATGCGGCGATGCTCGAGGCCGGCGGCCTGGCGGCAGCGCTCCGGTGTCAGCCCTGCTGCGCGCAGTGCGGCGACGGAGAGCGGCCCGTTGCCGGCGCTGGAGAGGACCTTCCACAGCCGCTCGCGCTGGGCTGCGAGATCGGCCGTCGCCTCCCAATCCTCCTGGTTGCGAGAGGTGTAGCACTGCACCGTGCCGAGATGCGGCCGCAGTCCATCCAGCGTGAGCAGGGCCTTGCCATCGGTGCCGCGCAGCCCGGCTCCCCAGAACCCCTCATCGAGTAACAGCAGTCCGACGGCACCGAGTTCATTTGGGGCCTGGTGAAACAGCGTGTCATGCGCCGTCAGCACCACCTGCGCCGCCTCCAGCCGGGGCTTTTGCGCCTGGTAGCCGCAGGAGTTGTAGAGCGGGCAGATATGCGTGGTGCCGCGACGGGTGACCTTGCAGCTGGTGGTCTCGACGATGCGCTCGACCTCCATGGCGTCGAAGGGTGCGGAGGGGTCGAGGCACATCAGGCGCTCTGGATTGTCCGGCGAGGGGTCCGGGGCGGTTCTGCCCTTCCAAACCATCGCGTCGACGCCCAGGGCGTAGAAGGCCTCTCGCTGCTCCTCGGCCAGATCGTGGCGCGGCACGCCGATGACGATTTTGCGGCCGCGCAGGGCCTCGCTGCGCAGCAGTCCGACGACGCTACGCTGCATCGCCCTGGTCTTGCCGATGCCCACGCCGACCGGCAGGGCGAGACGCGGCGGGCGGGGCTCGGCGTTGAAGTCTAGGAGCATGCCGCCTCCCGATGCTCTGCCCCGCCGTCGGGCGATGCGCTGGCCCAGGGCGGTGCGGCCGGCTCCCAATCGGCGTCGAGCGGGTCGGCCGTCCAATGCGCCGCGACATCGGCCATGAACTCGGCGACCTGGTCATCCAGCGTGGCGCGGATGCTGGTGAGATCGAGGATGGCCAGCGGATAGGTCGGCGTGAGCGGGGCGAGCGGGGCAGCGGCCCAGATGGTGTCGCGCACCGCGTCGATTCCGCAGGCCGCGGCGAGGTCGTTGAAGTCGCCCGGGATGGGGGGGATGGCGATCAGGGACTGGGTGGCCCGGGCCGCGGCGGTTGCGGCTGCCACGCCCGGATTGGTGTCGCGGCCTGGCTTGAGGTCGTTGTCGGCCAGGAGCACCAGCGTGGCTTCCGGAAACCGTGCCTGGATCAGCGGCGCGACGCGCACCAGGTTGCCCGCATCCATCGCGGCGACCACCGGCAGGTCGGTGGCGGCATGGGCCGTGGCGCCGGTGGCCCAGCCCTCGCAGAGCAGGATGGCGGGCGCCGACTCAAGCGGCCCGCCGATCAGCGCGAAGTGGTCCGCCTTGGCGCCGCCAGACAGAAAGCGCTTGGTGCCATCCTCGTAGATGCGCTGGATGCTGTGGATGGTGCCGTCCAAGTCGACCAGCGGGATGATGAGCGTGGCGCCCATGTCCATCCGGATGCCGAAGGGCTGCACGCCCTTGCGGCGGAGATAGGCCTGGTCCGGATCGGCGGAGCCTGCATGCTCCCATTGTGCCTGCGCGGCCCGGCGCGCGATGCGGTGCTGGTCAGCGGGATCCACATCGTTTGCTGGCGGCGCCAGCACGATCTCCAGGACAGGTGCCGGTGCGCGTTCCGTGGGTGCCCAGGCCGGCAGGCCCAGCCAGGCCCGAGCCCAATCGGCGGCATCCCGCCAGTCGCCGCCGCGCTCGCGGGCGATGAGCTCGAAGGGGCCTCCACCGCTGCCTGCGGCATGATCGAACCATGTGCCGATCTTGGCACCGCTCATCACCGCGGAGAGGCTGCCTCGGCGGTTCCAGCGACATTGGCGTGCGGTACGCCGCGATGGCTTGCCGAGCAGTTCCTCCAGCAGCGCGGGCCAGCTGGCGATCAGTGCGTGGCGCAGTTCCTCGAGGTCGCGGCCCATGGGGATTCCTCGTGCTGGCCACAGGCGGCGCATCGACTTCCCAGCGATGGGAATTCGAGGTTCGCCGGCGCGGCGGATTGCGATCGGTGGGGGGCGCGAGACCCCCTGCTACGTATTTACGGAATCGCCCGGGGAAAATTCTCAGCGGGTCGGCAGGTCGTAATGCGGGCGAGGGCTGTGGCGGTTGGCGTCCGCAGTTTTGCCCATGTCCATAGGACCACGAGATTGATTTCCGGTCTAGTCATCCCAAGCATAGGCCGCCTACGATTGGCTACGCTCTGCTACGCAGGAGCGCGTTGCATAAATCACAACGCCTTAAAGCTATCCCATTGACTGTCAGAGAGCAGTTTTATACCAATCCGCGCGGACGTTGACTCGTGTGGGGATTCCCAATTGCTCGAGTTTCTGATTCGATGACGCTGCGCTGGTCTGCGCGAGGGAG